ACTTACTGGCGATAGGGTTGATAATATTGTTGGTCTAAAAGGCATAGGTCCAAAGAAGGCAGCAAAGATTCTAGAGGACTGTATTACCGAAGCCGATATGTACAAAGCAGTACTCGAAGCATACGACAACGATGAAACTAGAGTCTTGGAGAATGGACAATTGTTATGGATACGAAGAAACGAAAACCAGATTTGGTCACCTGCCCTTTGCAGTACATCCAATGGGTTGACGCAGTAGCAGATGTGGAATGGCAAGAAGATGTTAAAGCGGAAGTTCACCTCTGTCACAGCATTGGTTGGATTATTGACGAAACGGATGACGCATTGTGCATTGCTAATACAGTCTCTATGGACAACAGCAATGCCCGTATGCATCTACCTAAGCAGTGGATTAAAGTAAGAAAGGACATAACACTTGAAACCGAGCAGCGCCAAGTCCAAAGGAAGACACCTGCAAAAGTGGGTAAGAGATCTAATACTAGCCAAGTTCAATCTGGAGGCAGACGATGTTCGCTCAGTTAGTATGGGTGTCTCCGGGGAGGACCTGTTACTCAGTCCAGCAGCCAGACGGGTCTTGCCAATTAGTTTGGAATGCAAGTCCAGAGCAGCTATCTCAGTATACGGTTATTACGAACAAGCCAGAGGAAACGCAGGAGGATACGAACCTGTTTGCATCATCAAACAAAACAGAGATAAGCCCTTGGCTGTGGTAGATGCAGATTATTTTTTTGAACTATTAAGGAGCAAGCATGAGTAAAGTTTATCGATTCATTTATGATTCTGAGTTTGACACTGAAGAGCCTACGACATACCCAGAGGCTTCGACTGTTAAGGTACGTCACTACTTCGCAGACTTCACTGCATGGCCTACGATTCTACACGAGTTCTGTAAGTTCTTGGAGGCTACTGGCTACAACGGTGTGATGGAGCGTGTTGTTCTAAAAGATCCTTATAACATGGAGAGAGATGGTTTGTTTGAAACTATTGGACCTAACCAGTATATTGCAACAGATGAATTTATGGAAAAGGTAGAACCTTTAGACAACGAAGATAAGGATGCTAACTAATGACTGTTCATGCCATAATCCCAGACTGCCAAGTCAAGGACGGTGTTGACCTTAGCTACCTAACATGGGTTGGTAAGTATCTAGCAGAGAAGAAGCCTGATGTAATTGTACAGATTGGTGACTTTGCAGATATGCCTAGCTTATCTAGCTATGACGTAGGACGCAAGTGCTTCGAGGGCAGGCGTTATAAAACAGACATCGATGTTACTAACAAAGCAATGGAGATGTTGTTAGCACCAATTAAGGAATACAATGAACGAGCAAAGAGAAACAAAGAGAAACAATACAAACCAAGAATGGTGCTCACCCTTGGAAACCATGAAGAAAGAATTTCCAGAGCTATCGAAGGAGACCCTAAACTTGATGGAACTATTGGTCTCAGCGACCTTAACTACGAACATTGTGGTTGGGAAGTTATACCATACCTTGAACCTATTGTCATTGATGGGGTTGTGTACGCTCATTATTTTACTTCTGGCGTTATGGGGCGTGCTGTAACTTCTGCTGCTGCGCTACTATCTAAGAAACACATGTCTGCAGTGATGGGCCATGTGCAGAATAGACAGATAGCTTATGCCAATCGTGCTGATGGTTCACAGATTACTGGGTTGTTTAGTGGTTGTTGCTACCTGCATGACGAGGACTATCTAGGTAGTCAGGGTAACAAGTACTGGCGTGGTATCTGGATGCTGCATGAGGTTAACAATGGTAGCTTTGATGAGATGCCAGTATCTCTAAACTATTTAAGGAAGAAGTATGAGCATTGATAACGCAACACCTAATGACTGGTATGTAGCCTACCATCGTAACTCTAAATTTGATGATAAAACATTAGGTGACTACATCAAGTCTAAGCAGATTGGCGGCGATCATTACAAGTCTAACATCGAACCTTGGGACGTATTCCTTGACTGGGGCTTAGACCCTTGGGCTTGTAATGTAATCAAGTATGTTGCCCGTCATCGCAAGAAAGCAGGCAAGCAAGACCTTGAGAAGGCTAAGCATTATCTTGAGTTCTTGATAGATAACTACGATAAAGTTGGTGACAAGTATTACAAAGTGTGATATAATATATGACCCTAACATTAGAAGAGATTAAAGAAAGGCTGAAGAGGTGGGATGAGCTAACCTTGGTAGAGGAGCTAGCGTTAAGGTCTGAAGATATAGTAGAAAGATTTGATGATATAATAGAAGACCAAGCAGACAGATTACAAAACTTAGTTAACTGGGAAGAATAATAAATATGGATTACTATCAGCAGTTTATTGCAAAGAGTCGTTACAGCAGGTTTCTACCTGAGAAGAATCGCCGTGAGCATTGGGAAGAGTCAGTAGACCGATACTTTATTTTTATGTTTAATCACTTGGAAGAGAAGTACAAGTTCTCTCCTAACAATGACCTCCGCCTAGAGCTTATCAATGCTGTCAAGAACTTAGATGTTATGCCATCCATGAGGGCTATCATGACCGCAGGCAAGGCACTAGACCGTGACAACACGGCTGGTTATAACTGCAGTTATCTGCCTATCGATGACCCTAAAGCATTCGATGAGGCTATGTATATTCTCCTGTGTGGAACAGGTGTAGGCTTTTCTGTGGAGCATAAATATGTCGATCAATTACCTGAAGTCCCGGATCAGTTGTTTGATTCTCAGACTACTATTTCGGTTGCGGATTCAAAAGAAGGATGGGCCAAAGCACTACGCCAACTCATCGCTTTACTATATTCTGGGGAAGTTGCAAAATACGATCTTAATAGAATTCGACCTGCAGGAGCCAGACTCAAAACTTTTGGAGGACGTGCCTCTGGTCCCGGACCTTTGGATGAGCTTTTTAAGTTCACTATCGCCAAGTTCAGAGGAGCAGTGGGTAGAAAACTTACATCAATCGAATGTCATGATCTTCTCTGTAAAATCGGGGAAGTTGTTGTTGTCGGTGGAGTACGAAGGAGTGCAATGATCAGTCTGTCTGATCTCGAAGATGACCGTATGAGGAGCGCAAAGAGTGGAAACTGGTGGGAACACAATGCACAACGAGCTTTGGCTAACAACTCAGCTTCTTACATTAGTAAACCCGATATCGGACAGTTTCTCCAAGAGTGGACTAGCCTCTATAACAGTCACTCTGGAGAGCGAGGAATCTTCTCACGAGCAGCAAGTAAAACTCAGGCTACAAAGAATGGGAGACGTGATTCAGATTACGACTTTGGTACTAACCCCTGCTCAGAAATCATCCTTCGCCCATATCAGTTCTGTAACCTCACAGAAGTTGTCGTACGGGCCGAAGATACCGTTGCAGACTTGGCTAACAAAGTACGCATCGCCACAATCTTAGGCACGTTCCAGAGCACTCTAACGCACTTCCCATATCTGCGTAAGATTTGGCAGAAGAACACTGAGGAGGAGCGCCTCTTGGGTGTATCATTAACTGGTATCTTAGATAATCCTTGGATGGGAAGGGTCTGTGAAAGCACTACGCAATCTCTTGAATACTTACGTGATGTCTCCATTACTACCAACAATGAGTTTGCAACACGCTTGGGAATTTCTGTGTCTGCTGCGATTACTTGTGTCAAACCTAGTGGCACTGTGTCTCAACTTGTTAACTCTGCCTCTGGTATTCATACTAGACATAGCGAGTATTATATTCGCCGTGTGCGTGGAGATAAGAAAGATCCTCTCACGAAATTTCTAACAGACTCAGGCATCCCTACAGAGGACTGTGTTATGAGGCCAGATAGTACTGCTGTGTTTTCTTTCCCAGTGAAAGCACCAGAGTCTTCTCGTACTCGTGAGCACTTAACAGCTATGCAGCACCTAGACCTGTGGCTTATGTATCAGCGACACTGGTGTGAGCACAAGCCCTCTGTCACTATCTCTGTTAAGGAAGATGAGTGGATGGACGTAGGAGCATGGGTGTGGAGGAACTTCGATGAGATTAGTGGTATCTCTTTCCTGCCTTGGGACGGAGGCTCTTATCGACAAGCTCCTTACGAGGAGTGTACTAAAGAACAGTATGAGGAGTTAAAGGCTAAGATGCCTGAGACAATTGATTGGGATAATCTTAAGGAAGAGGATGACAATGTTGAAGGTGCTCAGACACTAGCCTGTGTAGCTGGACATTGCGAGATCTAATATGACTATAGACTTAATTTTTATATCTGGATTGATGTTTGGTTTTGAGTATGTAGAAACTATAGAAGAGGAGAGGTATGTTGTAATAGACTTTGCATTCTTAAGATTGCTTGTCAGCTTTTAGATATAATGCTGCTTCGTCCTTCCTGCGCTTAACAAGTCCGGGGAGGACCTTTCCCCCTGCTTTCGTCCAGTCCATGAAAGCTTCTGCAGTTCCCTCAAAGTCTCCACGGTTATGTCGCTGTCTTATGGTGCTACGCTGGAGGTTACCAAGTCCCACATTAAAACTAAAGCTGACGAGTGCATCAAACCTAGACTGAGTAAGACCAGTAGGACACAGTCGTAGTACACCTCTCTCAAACGTGACCAAGTCTTTGGCGAGGATGTCGTTGACTTCAGCCATAGACAGGACTCTATCCCATCCACTTGGTATTGCGAGGTTTTTACGTTCCTCAAAAGGAACCCTGATATGATTGGGGTCTATGACATGACCAACACCCGCTGTCCACAGAAGAGCTGGACACCTGTAGCTGCGTGTTCTTACGCCCTCGTGGTGCTTGATCATCTCGATGCATTCTTTAGATACTTTCATTTCTTATTGAAAGTCTGTGACCCAAACCAGAATGCTATGATAGATGAGAAAATAATAGCTGAGTCTTCATCCCAAAGTAAGTTCAAGGCTTGATCAAATGGGACGTTCTGCTTCCAAGCATAGAAGAACCCAAACACATTAACCATCACCAGCATAAAGAACATACCGTAGG